CGGGAGGGAAAGTTACGACAGGTCTTCCAGGAGTAGGAAATACTCCTACATCAGCAGAAGCATATAGAGAATTTGCCATTCCATTACTGGCTGAAGCCGGGAGAAATGAACAACAAAGACAAGCTAACCCTGTTCCTAACTTCTATCTCGACCGTATTACAAGTATGGGCGCGGGGCAAAATTATATTCCTCCAGCACAAAGTTCATTAGAATACAATGAACTCATGAGACGGCATATGTTGTACTCTAATCCACAAAGCAAAATCCCGGATATTCAGCAAGGTATGAATGCAGCTGGTACCGGTATTACTGTAGTTCCTGTTCCAATTCCTATGGATGCAGGAAAGGGTCCTGGTCCAGTGGTTGTCCAGGGAACAACAGGCGGTAGCCTATCTTCTGGAGAAACCATTCATCTGAACCAAGACCCTGCTACGATCATCGGTGGAGTGCCACGTCAACAAAGTGGAGGTGGCGGAGGCTGGTAATTAGTCTTCGTTAGCTAGCTTAGAGAAGTATGACATTGTGTCATCATCGTCATCAGAGCTACCCAGGTTAGGTTCTGAGACCGCTGTGACAGCCTCAACTGATTTCATTGGCGCTGATTCAGCTGTCATAGAAAGGTCTTCACGCTGCTGTGTAGACATATCTGGATTTTCACCCAATACATTATTCAACTGAACCTTAAGCTCTTCGTATGACTTGAAGCTAGAAGGATCAGTAAACTCAGCAAGAGAATGTACCTGAGAGTAAATTGTATCCAGCTTATCATCATCGGCCAAAGCACTAGGTGATGAAAACTGCGCTGCGTCATAGTTACGCCAGCCACCAACATTGCGAATCTTCAGTTTAAAGTCAGCACCTTCCCACATATCAAATGGGTTTACTGGCTCATCATCTGGAAATTCAGGTTGCATTGCTTGCATCAACTTCTCATAGATTTTCTGACCGTACTTGTAAAGGAATACTTTACCTTCATTCTCTGGTGCTTGACTGTCAGATACAACATAGATATTGGATACGTAGTGGAGGCGACGCTTCTGATCACGTGCCTGGTCTCGCTCAGGAGACCCCTCACCACCTGCATTCCAAAGCTTGGAGTTCATTTCACCGACTGGATCTTTTTGGCCCAGTGTGGTCAGAGACTTCTCTACGTAGTAAAGACCAGTGCTTTTGTTTTGGAAGAAGTGATCCCAGTACCGTACGAATGGAAGGTCTTCACCTTCAGGTGCCGGCAGAAACCGCAGTACTGCATAACCGTTACCAGACTTATCGACAGTAGGTTTCCAGATACGCTCATCTGGACCTTTACGTTCTACTGGCTCATTAAGGCTTTGTGCAGCATTGAGCAGCTTGTCAATAGAAGAGTTACGGGAGCTTTTAAGTGATGCGAGTGTCATATTTTTTTATGTCCTTGTATATCGTAATATGAAGTTTGTATTATAGCATATTGTTTTGTGTTTGTAAACCTTTATTTTTCAGGAAAAGTAATTGAACCTTCCTGAACCTCCATAGGCTTAAGTGGAGGATGAGCAATATATCGTCTAGTCTTCCAAGTCTCCGGCGCTTCGCTCTGGGCAGAAGCACTCGTTGATTGCGGGGAGTCCATCTGTTGATAATGGTTCTTTTTCGGATTCCATCTCCACGGCATCGACTGTCTCCTCTTCAATAGGTGTAATCTCTTCGACTGGCACTTCTTCAATAATTTCTTCCTGTGATCCAAACCGACCGAACAGTTCATCCTTGTAGATATAGCTACACGAGCTAATTCCAAGAATAACAATTACGAACGGAATATACATTCCAATTAGACGTAACATAAAATTTCTCAATCTTTTCATATTGGCAACTTGTTAATTTGTTCTAAGAAATTAAGATCACGAGCCTCAGCTTCGATCTTATCTTTAATCGATATGTTAATTAAATTAGGTACACGTTCTGGTTCAATCTCATGTTCGCCCATCAAATCAATGACAGCTTCCATATAAGGTACATCTTTCATATAGATGTATTCCTCAACCATATCACAGAAACGTTTTCGGCTTAGGATTTTGTATTCAATATCCATTATTCTTCTCTGAAAGAAACTCTTTGTATGCATCATTACCAGACAAAATTTCATTAATGTCATGGCTATGAGCATATTCCAAATCAAAGGCAGCCAAGTTATCTAGGGCCTTCTTTTTTCGGAACTTAGTATCAAAGTGCTTCTTACGTAGTTTGGTTTTTAATGTAGCCATAGTATATACTCCTTAGGTTAGAAGTTTAATATATCACATATAAAAGGTCTTGTAAACCTTTATTGCGTAGTTTTAGTAGCTAAATTCTTTTTAACGAATGCAATAGCTGATGCGCTGTAATTTTCAACCCATTCCATGCTATCACTAGATAAAGCTTCTTTGTCTTCATAATACTTAGATTCGCGTTCTGTCTGAAGTCTTTCTCCGTTTTCATCTAGGATTTTTAAGAGTGGAGCTAGATCAGCAGCTTTAAATGTTAAGAAGGGTTTAATTGGGCCTTTCATGCAATCAACCCAAACATAGTCAGAAGTCCATGTCACATAGCGACCGCCAGACTGTAAGGATTTAATCTCCGATCCATTTCCTACAGTAGCATCCACATTAATATTGGTAAGATTTGCACCTGTGAGATTTGATTTCATGAAGTTGGTTTTGTACACAATAGTATCAGTAAAGTTTGCATTGGTACAGTTTGCAGCAATAAACGAAGCTTGCTTTAACTGAGCTCCTGTAAAGTTTACATCTGTTAAATTAGAACCATAAAAGTTTGCATCTCTAAGATCACAACCGCTAAAGTCATGTCCTTGTAGATTACAGGCTTGGAACCGACCACCTCCTAGTTTAGCATCGTTAAAGTCACAGTCTTTAAACGTAGAAGATTCAAAGTTTAAATTAGATAAGGTCGAAGAAATGAAAGCACAACCCACTAAATCAGAATTACTAAATGAAATAAAATTAGAAAAATTATTTCTAAAGTTACACTCAGTAAGCTTAGAATCTGTAAATTCAGCCTGTTCAAGATTCGCTTTAGAGAAGTTACAGTTAATAAACTCACAGTCTACAAATGAACCTTTACTCAGATCACGATCTTTAAAATCGTAGTTCTGAATTAGACAAGAAGTCAAGACAATATTATATCCTTCTTCTTCACCAGACAGCCACTTTTTATGCTGATTTAATTTACTGTTTAAGATTTTCTCGGTGACTTCGAACATCTGTTTAGTCCTTGCAATTACAGTTATTTTGTTTAGATATGGATTTAAGATCATATCCCCTAATTCTAGGTTTTAAATGCTGACGAAGATCTTCGACCCTGTGCAAATATTCTTCTATTTGTGTAGATAAAACGTCCTCGGACATATCTATATTAAAATAACCAAAAAGATGATTAGATAAAAAGTTATATGCTAATACTGCTTTAGTCTCATCCGGAGATTTTCTTAATAAATGATATAAGTGAAAATATGTAGTTGACGATGCATTTTCCAGATCATTCATATGATCAGTAGGTTTATTAAGAAGCATAGCCCTAAGCCCGATTTCACTATTATCACAATAGTAAACTTTCGAACATGCCTTTATTACGTCTTCTGCAGATATTTCTTTTTCAATAATACGATCATATCCGTACCTTAATGAAAGATCATGAATGTCTTGATCTTCAAATAATGGGTGTGGTTTAATAAGCATATCATCATATAGATTCATATACTCATCCAGTTTACTAATGTTAACTGCCATATTTAGATTAGAGCCTGGAGTAAAAAATACCGGACCTAGCTCTAATTCTGTATCTAGTATTTCAGAATTATATTTATCTTGGTTAAAAAGAATTTTAGAGTCATAGTCTTCTACAATTTCAATATCGCTCAATACTGATTCTATGTATCTAACATTAAATTCTGCACAATTAGAAGCAACCTGAACATAGTTGCCAATATTGGTGTATGTTAAACTATCAGGATAATAACCTTGTAGAGTTATCATAGTATCAAATTTTAACGGAATATGTGATTGGTCGTATAACAAAGATTCAAATTTTATAAAATCTAAATGCCTCTTTGGTGTAAGATTAAGTGTAGCACTTAACCCGATACGAGATGCTTCTGCTAAAATATCAAAAGACTGATAATCAATTCTAAGAGGTTTCATATTAATTAAATAAATTCGCTAAAAATTGTCTAATAATTTGTTTAATTGGAACTAAATCTTTTACTGTATTGACGGTAGTTTGAGTTGTACTTCTAAAAGTAGTATTAGTACGATTTACGTATCCTTGAAAAATCCTAGTTGTACGGCTAGTACCAGTAGCACAGCCACCTTTTGTTTGTTTACAAGTCGATCTGTTAATATATCTAGGACTGCTATAACTGCTAATTATTTTAGAGTTGCGATTGTCTATAACAGTATTGTTAACTTCTTCTGTTAGTCTACCTGTTTTGTTTCTAAAATCACTTATTGAGACAGGATTACCACCATCAAGTACCTGAACATTATTATCAGTGTCAACTACTGTCTCATAGTAGTCGCTCATTTTAATATCTTGAGCACCTTTACCAGTAGCATCCGCTGCAGTGCCAATATTTTTAGAAAGGCTGCGGTCTGAGTCTTGAGATGGTCCCATTGAAAGGACGCCACTACTTGCTAAAAATGTTCTAACTAAAGTCATAAAGGAATATCCTGGTTTTGTACAGCTTCTTTATAGTATTTATAAAACAACTTAAATCCTTCTGAATCCTTACCGTCTTTAGGATTTAAACCAGGTT